ACACAAAGACCAGCACACAAAATAAGTAATATAATGTCATTTTGATATCTACGTTAGCTAAGCTTAAGTCGAAGTCTCACCTGGACCATCCCCTAATTATCTTTTCCTCTGTTGTGTTGTAAAAATTGAATTCCCTCTTGCTTAAATTATTTGGAATCATCATTGTCACTTTCACTTTCAGATTGTAGCTCCTCTAGTGTTTTAAGCTTGGATTCCCTCCACTCAGACCTATTTTCATTCAACAGTATCTCAAAAACTTTCTGGTAGTTTGTTAGAACTTCTGAGAAAACCCTTGCTTCAATTAGTTTGTTTATGGCATCTCTCCCAACACTCTCTATTATGTATCTGACAAAATTGTCCATTAGGTGGTGCATCCTCCATGCTTCTCTTTTGAGCAAATCAATCCCATATTCCTCGTTAGTCGACTCATACAGCATTTCTGTTAGCCCTTCAATGTTATTAAAATCAAAGTCTTCTTCTTCAATAATCTCAGGTGGGCTTGACAATTCATCCTTAAAATCTTCTGTTATAAATTCACCAGCATCCATCGATTCGAGGTCTAATATGAATTGGTCTATATCGAAATCAGTTTCTTGTTGTGACACATAAGCAAGGCTCAAAACCGCAGTGCCAGTTAGTTTTTTGACGCCTTGGTTTTCAAACTTGGCTTTAAGATTTGTTCTTATTAACAGCTGTTTTTCATCAGGCAACGCATGGAAGCTACTAATCAGTTTGCTAGCTTCAGAAATAGATAATGCCTTATTTTTAACCCATTCAGAAGTGAATTTATCAAATTTTAAATCAGACAAGAACCCAAGTGTTTGATTGCTATAATCAGCATATTGTGCCTTCGGAGAAACACTCATCACTGTGTATGATGTTCTGTCTTGAGTGGCTATGCATCTAAGATTTCTCCCTGTCCATTGTAGGCTCAGATCCAGTTTAAATAGCGATAAGAGGTTAAACTCATAAAGATCATTCACTATTATAGGTATTCCTGAAGTTGTGTTTATACCACTATCATTTAACAAAAGTCTGTTTTTCTGCCTATAAGTTGTCTCACTAGGTATTAACCAACCCATTGCTTTTATGAATGAACGGATTGAGATTGATTCCACTGCAGCTAATCGAGTCTTTATTGTTATTGAGATCACTTTAGTGGGCTCACCTAGTTCATTATCAATTGAGAACCCAACATTAAATCCATCGATTATGCCATCCCATCTTCCTGGCCCATAGTATTGTGGACCGTCTGTGCCAAAATTTAGTTTTTGTCTTGTTGTGAAAATTCCTAGGGTCCCATGTTTATTTTTAATCATGTCTGATAAAATTTGAAGTACTTGCTCTCTTGGTCCAGACCTCCAGGATCGCTCTACGACTATCTTTGCAAGTCTGCTCATTATGACTATATCATTTTGCTTTGACCTAATAGTTTCAGTGTTAAACGAGACTCTGTCTCCCGCTTGAGAAAAAAGCTTTTGAATATTCTCTGCTTTTTTTGGTTCGTCCTCAGGCAATGCAGCCAACAATGAGAATTTCTCCCTAACAAGTTTCACACTGCTAATGGGTAGCTCAACTTCATTTTTATCTGTGATGAGTCTAAAATTTGATGAGAGGTTGTTCATGACTACAGACAACAATCTGCTATGACCATGTCGTGATATAATTTGAGTGCCTAGAAGCCTCACTACTCTTTTCCTGCCTGAGAAAGTGTTCAACCAGGTAAACATTTCAACTAGGTTCTCAAAGGGAGACGCTTCCAATGCTTCTTTCATATCCTTACTAATCCAAGGTATGATCTTCTTATGCTGCTCAAATATGAAGTCTCTAGATTCTCTACTCAGTTTAACTGAATTCACTTCTTCCTCATTTTCGAACCAATAAGAGAGTAGCAGCCCTCTCAAATTGACTAAGTTATATTCATTATTTGTTGCAATCTCAATTCTAGTTTCCTTACGCTTGTACTCCCTAAATGATGAGGCAATGGCCCTAACACTTAAAGTTTCGAGTAGGCTTTGGTTTTTTTCAAAGTCATTGTGGAATGGAAATAGTATTTTAAGTTCATTCTCAGTTATCTGGCCGTCATTTAAAATTTCCTTCATCTCTTTGAGAAGAGCCTCAAGCAAGGTTACCTTATCAAAATGCTTAGCCATTGGGTCTAACCAACTACTTATGGAAGTTATGGAACGAATCTTCAATATATATGCGCTCTCTGCTAATATTCTTGGTAATGTGTTGAGACTGCTTAATGAAGCAGAAACACCAGGTGAGTGAAGTTTTTGTGAAATCTTCGTATCAACCTCTAAGGGAGTTAAAGCCCTTCTGAACATCAACGAAGGATTCTTTTCAATATCTTCTCTCCAGTCTTCTCTAGCACCAATTCGTTCTAGAAGTTTCAGCCACTTTGTTCTATTGCCATGAACTATTTTATGTGTGCTAGACAATGAGCCATGTGCTGATAGTTCTATTGACAATTTTATGGTCTGATCCAGGCTCTCATTCTTGTTCTCAATTGGCTTGAGCCTATGCTTAAAAAGCTTCCCCAAGTTGCTAGTCTTCACCAGATTCCACATGTTGTAATTAAACCCTAGCAATCCAGGGCATAAACTGTTATCCATTAAGAAAAAGCCCAAACTAGGATCTGGTAGAATGGTATTTAATACTTGAAATGACCTAAAGTATTTTGTTGTTGTCATGCCAATTAATTGATAATGTAGGTAGCTCTGACCAACTTGTAGGCCATTAGCAACATAATTAGTCCCTCCATTTTCAATGTACGTGGTCAATAAAACACTTAATTCTTCTTGTCTTGATAGGATTAGCTCCTGTTCAGAGACTAAAAAACCAGAGTAGACTGCTTTTATGTCAGGTTTATAATGATTAAAGCCAAACTCAAAGTTTGAGTTAAATTCAAAAACATGATTTGTTGCTAATGCACTTTTAACTTCTGAATTTACCACACCCATAAAGGTTGACAAGTTTACCTTAAATGATAGAATTGATGCTGCCAAAAGCCTTGATCGTCTTGCAACCTCTGCTGTTCCATTTAATGGGCAACTTACACTAAAGAAAGAATCATCTGAGGACTGCAAATGACACATCACTATTTTGAAGGGTCTTTTGAAGCCAAATGTCTTAACCAATTGCTTACTATTATTCTCCACTACTTCTTTTGCCCTGCCAATAATGGCTGAGTGATATAAAGAAGAGCTATAGTGTAGAATTCCTTGCATCATACCCGTTGTCAATTCTATGTAAGGGAGACCTGGCTTGACCCACCTGAAAGTTGCCTTTCCTTTATACCCATCATACATATTTTGCACAGTCTTATCATAAAATTTCAATTCCTTGTGCTTATCAAATAATTCTAGAATGAATGGGTTGATCAGAATTCTTTTTGACTCCCAAAGCCTTAAGCACCTAATTATGGTTTTATGCATATACCTAGGTGTCAGCTTTAATAGTGGTAAGAGCAATTTGAAACTGCAGTTGTTTTGGCTCCACTTGGATGCATCAGCTGAACTGTTCAATGTTATGTGATTGTTTCTGAACAAGCTCCTTGCTTCTTTGAATGCATTTTCAGGAATTGAAGTCTTGTTTTGTGGGTGTGTCATTGTTTCTTCAGGAATAAAACCGCAAAGGATTCTTGCAATTTGCTCAATCACTCTCTGGACAACTCTCTCCTCGAAACCTAGTACATAAATCTCCCTATCGCCACCGTGCTGTGGTTTCCTAAAAATATCGATGTTCAAGCCCCTCACTTTTAAACACTTAACAATCTGAATGTCGAATAGCTCTGAGATTGAAACAGCATCTTGCTTGGTTTTTGCCAATTTCTCAATGACCTTTGATCTTGAGTACTTTTCATTTATAGATTTTCTGTCATACAAGGAAGGTCCAAAGTTACTGGAAGCTTTCAATGTTGAAAACTCCTCTTCAACAGATGTTCTAAATAAGAACTTCCCTATTTGTTTTTCAAACTCTGACTCAAAATCTGGATAACTTAGCTTAATTCTCCTTCTTAGCTTTTCACTGCTGTCTAGCAACAGATCAATGTCAAAGCAGTGAGGTAAAGGCTTTGCTGGTGATTCAATCCCCATTTTTTTAGCTATTTCTTCATTATAGAGCTGTTCATAAACCAATATCTTATCGTACAGTTTGCTTAATTTATTTATTTGTGCAACTTCATCTTTGTTCTTGATGTAGCCTAGGTAAAATAAGTTGATGACTTGTTGTCCTGAAGTTAGAGGTGTTTTAGTGTAAGGATTTATGAACCCATGCCAGAATAGCTGGCTACTAGTTTCAGTCTGTCCCTGCCCGTAGAGCTCTTCATTCTTTGCTCTTGGAGGGTTGCTAGAGTATAGGTTGCATAATTGCTTATGTTTTCTGTAAAGCCAAATGGTTAATCTACTACGAATCTGTCTGGAAACTTTCGCAACGAGTTTGTATGGCTTTGGTTCAATTGGCCATTCTTCCAAACTCTCCATTACGAGGTACCTAGTTCTAGTAATTTCTTCCTCAACTTCCGTCTTATCAGCAATCCCAATAATTAGAGAAAGCATGAGCATGGGCATTGCCTCACCGAATAGGTTTTTGTAATCTGGATTTTCTTTTGACTCCACCATAATAATTTCTTCCTTGTATGGGGTAACTCCAGCAAAATTTGTCCAAAATCGAAACAGAGAGATTAACCTTGGCAAAGTCACAACCCAATTCAACAGTTTTGATTCCGTCAAGCTTATAAAGTGTGTGTAAGCATACTTATCACCCCCATATAGAGGATAAAGTTTCTTAAATACACTGGATTGGTTTTTGTAACAAACCTGGTCGAGGTCAAATAAAATGGAGAAGAAGATTTGCTCTTCTTTCTTAGTGGGTTTTATTAGAAGCCAAACATTGAAGTCTTGTAATTTCTTGAATACAAATTCTCCCTTTTTGCAGTTCTGTTTAAGGCTTATGTCAACTTCAGTCCCAATATCTGACACTAATTTACCCCAGCTGAATAACTTTGTCTTGCTGAACCACTCGACGAATTCCTCTTCCTTTTGCTGTATAAATGAATTTCCATGAGCTGATCTTGCTTGATTGATTAGAAGTTTCCAATTTATTAAGCTAGGGGAGTCAAATGGTATACTCTGGAGAATATCCTCGAAGAAACTTTTATCATTCATAAGCTCATCCATGTCTGATGTGTCTGTGTCTCGAATGTGAAACCAGTCAGGTTCATTTTTCCTCTTTGAATCAAGAGCAGCATTATAATTTCTGTTTATTTTGCCCTTGATGTATTCAGTTGTAAGGCCCTTTCCCTCTATTCCTTTCAAGGCAAGTTCAAAGCTTTCTTCTCTTGTTAGCGACATTTGGACTCTGTTAGTTTTTTTCTTGTAATCTTCAACTAGTTGCTTATACTTTTCATCATCCATTTTTACAAAGTGAAGATAAGCATCAATTTCTGAATCAGCCAAACCAGAGGCATCAACAAACTTTGGAAGGGAAGAAGCCCTAATGTCCCGTTCATTAGAATCCTGTGCCTCTTCATAAGATGTGTAGCTTGGGCTCTCCCATCCGTATTGTTCCAACAAGTCCATTTCTTTATCAGGAAAATACAAGGGGTCATTTAGAGTTTTCACAATTGCAGTATAATAAAGAACATCATAAACTGTGTCAAATTTTGGCTCAACAATCTTTAACCCAACAGATGTCCTCCTCTCAGGCAACTGCAGCATGGGGACTATGAATGGTAAATTGATGCAGGCCTTGCTATCCCTTCTCATGTTGCCATCATTAATCATAATGTATTCCTCTTCAAATCTATGATGTTCCTCCTCACTTTTTAACCTCCTCTTCTCAGGGTCAAACTCATAGTCTCGGGACTTTTCCACAGTTTCTCGTATTGTCCCTTTTAAGATGTTTAATATTTTTTCTGCAGCTATGCCAGAAACGTCACTGTCAATAAGATTGGTTATTCTTTGTTCGTCCCATCTATTTAAATGTGCTTGTAAGAAAACTGCCTCTTGTGGGTCAGCTCTCATCTTAACATTCATCTCTTTGTTCCACTCTTCAATCAGGTGATCTGTCTTTTTATCTAAACTGAGAAAGTACTGACTTAACTCTTTCCTCGTCTTAGTTGCTTCCTTGTCAATTGTTGCAATAAGGCCTCTCTCTTTTAATGTCTGCTCAATTCTCATACCTATCAAGAATCTGATTTGCATTTCTTGCATTTGCTCATAAGAAAGTTCCAGGTTTGTTATAACAGCATCTCTAGAAACTATGATTATCCCAAAAAGAATAGGCTTTGAATTTCCATCATTTGCCCTCTCACTTTCAGTTATCACTTCTAAGATGCTTTCATACTTTTGCCTTTTCTCATGGAAGTAGTTGATGGCTGCTCTCCTATTTCCTCTGTAGGTACCCACTTCAACAACTATATTGTAAAGAACGGATTCCATTACAAAATCAGGAGAGTAATTAGTTATTTCTGATCCGGAGTGTTTAAAAACTTTATACAGCTTCTTGTCAGTCTCTGAAATGAGATGATTGAAGGTAAAATCATGGACCAGATTGGTTAATCTATAATCTCCTAGGCCATAGTTTATAGAAATACCAGCTATGCTACTGCCTATACTTGATCCATAATCCACAGCAGGTCTTGGTAGGAAAGAAATTTTGACAGAGCCTGATTCAACTTCAATATTAGGCAAAGGAAGCGGGATTCCAGCAACACTAACGGTGTTGTTAGCAACCTCTCCAGTTTTTATTAGACCAGGTGAGTTGGATAGAGAATCTATTACCAAACTTTCTAAAACCTCAGACATTTCTCCTTGTATTTTCCTTTTCTTTTCCTCTTATGTGTGCTGTCTTTGTGT